CCCATTCTGGAAAATTTCAAACACATTCGGTTTCACTCCCCTTCGGACTGTAAAATCTTTCTTTCCAATAGAAAAATCAATTTCAACCATCAATTCTTTTTCGTTAATCGCATTGACTAACTGAGGTTTATTGATATTCCGAAATGGTTTTCCAAACAATCCAAATGTCAACGCATCTAAAATGGTTGACTTTCCTGAACCATTTTCACCAATAATTAAAGTAGTGGATGACCTATCAAAAAAGACAATTGTAGGTTTATCTCCTGTTGAAAGAAAATTCCTCCAAGAGATCTTTTTAAATATAATCATTCAGTTTCGTTTAGAAGTTGTGGTTTAGAACCTAAGTTCCTATAGTGTGCATTTTTAATACCATCTTTTAATATGATATTGATCATTTTATTAATAGTGATATCTCTCTTATGTGCTTCTCGAGCAATTTTCATAAAATCTTTGTCTCTTAATTCTATATCAACCGCTTCCCATGGCTCTTCTTCTTTACCAATTTCTGGTTTAATTCCTCTACTTCTTCGTTCTCTTTCCCTTTGTCGTTCTATTTCATCCATATCATAATTGGACATTTTTTCCTTTCTATGTTGGTTTTGAATCCCCAGGCTTTATTACCCCTTGTGGAATATTTGCTTTTTCCCCTCTATCGTGATCTGATTTTGATTGAAATACTGCATTAAATGAAATACTCCTGCGTTCTGGATCTCCTTCTTCGCAACGATACGGATATACAAGATGTTGTTGTTGTGCTCCAAACATATAAAAATCTCCTACCGCTGGGGAGTAAGTAATATTAGGATTACTAAAATCTACATCCCTTGCAGCGTTACTAATAAAAGTAATAGAACCATCATCACCTGGCCTATGTTCTTTTTTAGAAGGCAACATTTTCGGAACTTTGATATACATTACTGACGAAATTGTGCATTGAGTGTGAATATGTATAGGATTATATTCTCCTGGCTGTTGAGATATAATCCACATTGTCAACATTTGAGTCAACCATTCTTCTCGTTGAATATCATCTACCCTGTCCGGCATCTGTTGACATTTGCACATTATTACAAATTGACGAACTGCACCCATGAAAAAACCCATCACACCTGTCTCTTCCAACATTTTATGTTCAACTAACAATTCCTTTTCAATTTGTCCTGCAAGATTTCCTCCGTGAGATTTTGCATCTTTATCTGCAATAACATGGTCTGAAATTTCAATCATCGTTTGAAGAACATCGGGAGGTAAAGTTGTTTTGAAAACAGGAACAGACCACGGCTGTATCATCTCTATTTTCATTTCATATGTTCTTTCTTTTCCTATTCCTGTAGCCCATTGTCTAGTTTCAAGTTCGTTTCCATCCTTGTCAAAGAGTTTCCCCTTCTTCTTCGCTAATCTTTCTTGGCGTCTTCGTTCTTGTCTAGTACTCATATTGTCTCTACCATTAGTGCTTCATTGTAAAGGTTTTGCATTAATAAATTCAACGATTCTTTATTTTCAATTTGTAAACCATCGACACAACTCTTAATAACACTCATCGTATCTTCCACATCTTCCATATTCTCTATATCATCTCCCATGTCTTCAATATCAAAGAGATTGTCCACTACTGAAATATGACCAACACCGACATCTACCAATTTGTCCATTAACACTTGAAATAGATAAGAGTTGTTCCTATTCTCGATTATAATTTTCACATAACAATTTTCATATTTTGATAAATCGCCATAATCATTTTTCTCATCATTATAATAAATCTTGTAAAACATCGAATATGGATTTGGTATGAATTCTACCTCCATTGTTTCAGTATCGTAAATATGGAATCCTCTTGGATCATTATAATCACTCCATGTAATTTCGTATGGATTTCCTAGATAGGTAATGTTTCCTGTAGTGGAACGATGGTGAAAGTGTCCTGAAAATACTCGTTGAAATGCTTTGAACATAGATGATGGATATCCATCTATACTGAAAGAACCTTTATTCTGTTCAATTCCTACTAACTGAAGATGGCCGAATGCAACTTTAGTTCGTGTCTTTTCAATGAGTTCTTTTGTTTCCTCTTCATTGTCATCACATATCCAAGGCACAAATAAAACCTTGTGGTCATCCGTCAAAGAAACTTCGGTAGGTTTGTCATAGACAGCAACATGGGGCATTCCTTTTGTTAGTTCTGTCATTGAATTTACTGCAAGAGTATTCTTATAGTAAATATCATGGTTTCCAACTATGATTTTAATATTTCCGCCCATTTCCCTGAGAGGATCGAATAATATCTCCTTCATAGAATTCAGAGTTTTATAGTTGATGAATTTTCGTCTATCAACCACATCACCCAAATGTATTACATCGGTGATCCCTCTTTCTTTCAAAGTAGGAAAAAATACATTTTCATAAAACTTGCGAAAGAAATCTGAGAATATGAGGCTGTCATTTCTGGCGCCAAAGTGAGTATCAGTTATTAATGCAATTTTCATGCGTAGCTTTGTCTATGTAAAATGTTAGAGGAGAAAATGAAACAACATCATCATCTTTCTTGACAGGTTTGGGTTTTTTCTTCTTTCGTTTCTTCTCTTCAAATGCGAATATGAACTCTTGAATAGAAGCCCGTTTATCAGTTGTCAAAGGTGTTGCACCAGAAGAGACGGCTTGTGTTTCACTTTGTCCCATTTCTCCCATATCCACATGATCTTCTAAGGAACTATATTCTTCCATCGTTTTGTACTTAATGTACAATTGTTTTTTCTCTTTTTCAATTCTTCGTAAAAATGCAAAATATATTATTTGAGTAAAATATGCAAATGGATTTGTTGATTTTTCTGGATTGAAATTGCTCGCATACATAACACTATTTTCTATCCCATCACTTACCATTTCTTCTCTAAATGCATAGTTTATAAAGTTTGGTCTATGAGATAATCTCTCTGCTATTTTGAGAAAACATTCCCCTGCATAATCTGGTATTATGGGTAATTCAGTATCGTTATCTTTTGCTTGTAAATATTTTTCACGATAATCTGACATTACTTCCAGAAATTTTTCATTATTGACATAATGTTGTTTCTTTCGTGCCACAGTCACCTACCTTTCTTATTTGAGTTCATTATATAAGTATATCAAGTTTTATTAAATTTGTCAAGTTAAAAAAAATAAAATAAAACACTTGACTTTTCTCTCTAAAATTGTTATAATGAGTCTGTGATGGTTTGGATAGGAATAGTATAGATATGATAAGGAAAGTATTCACTTGTGTATATTTTCACTCGTTCTATAAAATGATTTAATGTATAATTCCTTTTACCATTATAACTTAAATCATCGGAAATATCATAAAGAGTTGCAGCCTCTTTAGTATCCGACTTTCTCAATCCCCTACCTATCGATTGTAAATTTCTAATACGACTCTTAGAAGGAGAAGCGAAAACAATGTTATGAAGATTCCTAATGTTGATGCCGGTACTGTATACGCCATAGCTTGCACATATAATAGCATCTTTTTCCTTCTCGACAAGTTCTCTAACTTTTTCTCTTGTGTCTGCATCTGTTCCTCCATAAACAAAAAAGATTTTTCTAGAAGAATCAATTATTTCTTCTAATATTGAATGTAGTATATTGCCATGTTTTTCTATTAATTGAAACAAAACCAACGTATTTCCTGTAAGTCCTTTTACTAGATTACAAATATATTTGTTTCGTTCTGAATGGCCAACCAAAAAATTTATTTCTTCTTGATAATTCAATTTTGAAATTTTTGCGGCTACTTCCTTAGAATATTTAAGAACAAGACATCGTATGGCAATCGATGATAGTGTCTTTTTCTTTATAAGTTCTCTGGTACTTGTTACCCTCTTTGTTGTACCAAATAACCCCTCTAATATTAATTTATGCACTTCAACATCATCAAGGGTTCCAGTTGTTCCAATTCGGTAAGGTGCATTCTCCAAATTCTTCATTATTTTAGTAAGTGACTTGGCCTTGTAAAGGTGAGCTTCATCTCCAATTACCAATTCAAAATCTGTGTAGAAATCCTTTTTCAATTCATATAAGGATTGCCATGTTGAAATTATAATTGGTTTGTCTGTTACCTTTTCCTGACCTCCAAAAATTTTGTGGACGAATTTTTCGACTTCAAATGTCTTGTCTGCTTTTGCATAGGCTTCAAAATCAGAATACATCTGACTTACCAACGAAAGTGTTGGTACAATAACCAACGACTTCTCAGGGAAGTAATAACGAATCAGATAGTAAATAATGAGAGATTTACCAGATGCAGTAGGTGAAAGAAGTACACATCTTCGTTCATTAATTGAATGTCGTATTGCGTTATTTTGATAATCTCTTAGTTTATATTCACAGGGAAATGATGTAAGAAACTTAAAATATTCTTCATTGGATATGAGTTCAATTGAATCATTTGTTTGATCAATAAGTTTATATTCTCTATCACTTGCAAAACGTTGTATTCTATTTTTTAATCCATAATATATTCTACCACTGTCCATGTTGTAAAGATAAACATAACCATCCCACTTTCTCCTTCTGAACATCGGCATGAATTGATAATCTTTTGGATGAAATCGAAAATAGTGGTTGAGTTCCATCCTCACTCCTGGCTCGCAAGAAAGTCGTAGATATACTTCGTTCTCTTTTTCCATTATGATTTGCATAATTATCCAAGTCCTGCAACAAATTTCCTCCAATTGATTGCATTATTAATATGAAAACTTCTATTCTCAATCATCGAAAGAACCGATTTCAGATAATCCACTTTTCCTTCTTGTTCGTTCAATATCTTCTCCGCTTTCTGCAATGATTCATCGGCTGCAACGTAATGTCGTTCTAATTCTGTTTTGGATATTCTGATGTTATGATCAGGCGCCTTGCCATTTTTAGAAATGACTACTTCCCAACGTTGTTGAAAAAGAACTTTCCAATGAGTTTTGAGATCACTGAGTTTACGTTTTTCTTTGGAATATATGTTTAAGTATTTTTGATGTAGATTGGGTATTTTCAATGATTCATTGTCCAAATCTTTATCATCAATGTGAGAGTCCTCTCCCCACATTTCCATAATGTCTTCAATTGTCATAATTTTTTTAGTTGTTCAATAGATTCTTTATTTCATAATTTGTATAACGAAATCCTACGGTAGCAGTAAAATATTCTAAATCAGTATTTGCACTATCGAAATCAAGTGCAGAAAGAGTAATTGGAAATGCTTCATAAAAATGAAATTCCATTTGAGGATTCATTGCACTTGTCAAAATAGTAAGAACAAGTGTTGAAACTGTTCCTCCCCTTTGAGTTGTATCAGATTTTGCTTTGAGTAAACGATAATTTTCACCCCCTTCTGCCAAACCCAATGCAATTATACGATCATAAATTTCTATCCAATTTTTCATGTGTTCATCA